TGCTGGGGCTGGCAGCCGAAGAGTTTGCCGGTAGCGGTGGCCTCACGGCCTCTAAGGCGACTCCTAACGGCTCAGGAACCGACTTCAATGGTTCTGGTGGGCTGACGCTCAAGCATGTCGCTGTGGACGGCTCAGCCACGCTGGTTGGGCAGTTTGCCGGTACGGGTGGCCTAGTAGTCCCCAACCGTCTGCTATCGGGTACCGGCGTACAGACGTTCTCGGCCACGGGAACTATTCGAGTACCCAAGGCTCAGCCAAGCGGAACGGGCGTTGCCCCTTGTATTGGCTCCGGTGGTCTAACCCTTAAGAAGCTAGTTTCTGTCGATACTGGCATGGAGCAATTCGCTTCTACCGGGACGATCATTCTCAAGAAGCCGAGAGTAGCCGGAAGCGCCAACTTCGGCAGCGAATTCGGTTCGGGTGCTGTCCTCGCCAAGAAGCCGAGGGCGGGCGGCTCTGCCTCGAACTCCTATGCGGGCTCTGGCGGGCTAATCCTTAAGAAAATTACAGCAGTTTCTAGTGGAAGTCTGGAAATGAGTGGGACGGGCAACCTTCTGCTTTCAAAGCCAGAATACCTAGGAATATCACTGTTCTTCGGGCTAATTCGCGTAACGAGTTCGTCTCACCCATCGAGGGTGTCTGGACGAAAGGGGCCGAGTACGACAGTAAGAGGCTCAGAGTCTAAAACGGCAAAAATCTCTGTATCAGGGAGAGGGTAATGGCAGCAATTGAAGTAGGCGGGTCTTACCGTACCTCAATAACGGTAACGGATGCCAGCGGTAACCCCGTCGATGCTTCGACGGTGGTGCTGACTGTTACCCTCCCCGATCAGACCACGGTTACACCGGCTGTTCAGCAGGACAGCACAGGTAATTACCACGTCGATTACGTGATGACCCAGCAGGGTCTTTACAAATTTCAGTGGACCACGACTGGTCCGAATACCAGTCAGACGGACTACCAGAGTGCGACGGTATTTCGCTCAATCGTGGGCCTCGATGATGTCAAGTCGTTCATCAATTTCGATAGCGAAAGCAATGAAGATATATTGCGTTCGATTATGTCTGCGGTTACAGAGCTAATCGAGAATATCGTTGGCAACTGCGTATTGCAGACCTACACCGACGACAGGATTACCGGCAGGTCGGCTCAAGTGCTGAGGCTGCCTCACGCACCGCTGCCAGATGAAAACGCCATTACCTCCATTTCGTCAATGTGGCCCGGTGGTCCTGTATGGACTAGCGCCAATGAAGATTTCATGGTGTTCCCCGATAGCGCAACTGTGATGCTGGCTTCTTATCTCCCGTTCTACCTTGGACCGTGGAAAGCTACTTACACGGCAGGTCGGAGGATTATTCCCCAGAAGATTCAGCTTGCGGCATATGAGGCTATCTATGATCTATGGTCTTCCCAGCGGCCTTACGGCATGGATCAGCTTGAGCCGGGACCAGAGGAAACGGCCAAGTGGGAAGTAATGGTCAATACTTACAAGCTGCCCCCGCACGCTATGGCGCTGCTCGACGGGGACGAGATTCCGGGGTTCCGGTAATGAATAGCACGCTATTCATCCTTCGGTCCCTAATCGTAGATTGGGGGACCTAATGGCTATATCGACCTCAATTCATGATGTCATCCTCACCGTAGTTTCTACGATGCAGGGTGCCGTTACCTACGAAGTGTTTGACGGCCCACCTACCAAATTGCCGGGCAGGAAAGAAACTAAGTTTCTAGTCATCGGCGCGGAATCCCCTCTTACCGATGACGAAGCTCCCGTTTATGATGCGGCGACGATGGCTCAGGAATGGAAGGGTCTTGGCCAGAAGCGCCGCGAAGAGGAAATCCGTATCAACTGCGTGGCAGTCGGTAAGTCAACCACGGTGGCTATCGCTCGTGGGCTCGCAGTAGGAATTCTAGATGACATTGCTACAAATCTGCCGGTTCATCCGGGTAGTGACAATACATACAACGCGCTGATTTCCGAGGTTAATTCTACTCGTGTTCGCAATGTACCCGGTGGCGCTGTTGTGCAGATTCAATTCACCATTTCAGCGCACGCGAATCTATTCTAAGGAAATTACATGCTAAAGCGTTATGTGGGCCAGTTCAGTCCCGTGACTGTTGTCATTGCTGGCGAAGATTTCGGGCTGGTCGAGACGGGCGACACCATTGTAGTGCCCGACGATCTAGCTAACTCAGTTGCCTGGGCCGAAGAAAATTGGGCTGATGGCACTCCCGCCAAGGACAATTCAGAAGAGAGTGATAACTAATGGCAACTGGTTCAGGTCTTGATGCCCAGCTTGGGGTAAAGGATGAAGTAACCGTTGGAACTGCGGTCACGCCCGACCACTTCTTTGAGTTCGATAACGAACAGCTTACCAACCAGCCGAGCTATATCGAGGGTTCCGGCATTAAGGCCGGGCGTAAGTTTAAGAGTGTTAACCAGGCCGGTATTGCGCGTCAGGCCGCAAACGGTAAGGTCGAGATTCCTGTCATGATGAAGGGTTTCGGCTGGTGGTGGAAGCACCTTATTGGTTCTACGGCTAACCCGGTTCAGATCGGTACTGAGACTGCGTACAAGCAGATTCATGTACCTGCGGGTCTTCGTGGTGTGTCGTTTACTTGTCAGATCGGCCGACCGGAAGAGAACACCGGGACTGTGCAGCCATATACGTACAATGGCTGTAAGGTTACTGACTGGAACCTTACCTTTGCTGACAACGCAAACACGCTGCTCGACTTCACTGTTGATGCGTTTACGGAAGTTACCGCAACTGGGCTGGCTACGGCCAGTTATGTTACCGGAGCACAGATTTACAACTTCTCGCACGTCAACAACTTCAAGATTGGCGGCACGGCAACTACCGCATCGGGTGAAACCACTATTGCGGGTTCTACTGCGGTTGCATCGGTTGTGTCTTCGATGACCATTACGGGCAAGAATACGCTGGAAACGACCCGGTATGGTCTGGGCAACTCCGGTGTTAAGAAGGAACAGCTTGAGACGGACTTTACCTCTATTACGGGGACGTTCAAGGGTGAATTCCTCCAGTCCGATTTCCAGTCTATCTTTAGTGGCGGTACTACGACTGCTATTCAGATCGACTCGCAGGGGCCGGTTATTCAGGGTTCAGATCACTACCTGCTGAGCGTAATCATGCCAGCTTGTAAGATCACCAAGGCTGCTCCGTATGTGTCAGGCCCCGGCCTGGTCACGGTAGACGGAGAATTCATGGTATATGACCCAGATGACGGGTCTAACCCGCCATTCCAGCTCAAGTACGTGAGCACCGACACCGTAAGGTAATTGTGTGGGCGAACGGGTCGCATTAGCGGCCCTTCGCTCCCTTTTTTTGATTGCATACAAACCATCCTAAGACTGGAAAGAGAGTTGGGATAATGCCGCTCATTACGATCAAGGACTGCGAGAACTGCAACATCGATCACGAGTGGTTCTTTGACGGCGCGAAACTCAAGGAACTGCGCCTGATTAAGAAACTCACCGGAATGGGCCAGAAGGCTTTTGCCGAAGCTGGCGACGAAGGTGATCCCGAGGCACTTGCGGCTCTGATCTACATTCTCCACATGCGGGACCGGATCAAGATTCCCTTTGATGACATTGACCTTGATTTCAAGAACTTCTCGATGGAACCAACTGAGCAGGAAATTAAGGACATGGAAGCGGCTATTGCCGAGCTGGAAGACCCAAAAGAGGACGAGGACGAGACACTGACCCCGAGTGGCCCGACAAGCGAGGCGGACTAGAGTCTCAGGCTCTTAGCTACGCCGCTGATATCTGGGAAATGTACGGCGTTAACGCGCTGGATATCTGGGAGCTTCCCGCAGAGCACTTCTTTGCGATGGTACGTCAGGTAGACGCCGCACGACTAGAAGCTAAGAAATCGAGGCCGAGCAGTGGACAGTAATCTCAGGAAAAAGCTAGAGCAGGGCGCAGACATCGTAAAGAAGGAAGCTCAGCGAATTGCCAGAAGCTTCTCTATCCGTACCGCCGATGCTACTCATGTAGTCTCGAATGCTGATGGCGTTAGCGTGGAGACGAATAGCGAAGAGGCACCAATGGCCCGCCCTTTTCAGGGCGGTCTGCGCCACCCTTTGTTTGGAGACAGAAAACACTGGTATCCCCAGCCTTACTACCCGTACATGACCCTAGCCTGGGAAATCAAGCGACCGGAAATGGAAAAGAAGGTAGCGGAATGGGCCGAAGAGGAATTTCAGCGGAAGATGCGATAAGCGAGCCCATTTGGAAGAGGTAAGTCGATGACAACCCAGGCGAATGTAGCACTGCGCTTTGTGATGTCGGGGCAGAATTCTGTCATCGGCATCATGGATCGTATTTCCGGTAAGAAGCGGGACCTCGAACGGCCGGTAGATGTTCCGATTACGGCCAATGACACCGAAGCGCAGATCAGGTTCGACCGGGTTAAG